GTCGTTGGTATTCTTGTAATCTTACTTGATCGACTTTGAATCTGTCTGGGTGTTTGATGCCTCGTAGTTCTAGCACTTCTTTGAGTAGTTTCGCTGGGTCGTAACCTAGTTGTAGGATCATTTGCATACCCTGTGGGTTCTTCAAAAGGTTTTCTAGGAGTCCTTCAAGTGTATCAGCTTGCATCCCTTTCTCGGGCGGTAGAGTACCTTCGAATACTTTAAAGTCAAATTTACCAGAAATGGTAGCTCTTGTTACTGGTACTTTAACTCGGTCATCTGCGATACGGAAACCTTCGTATGTCTCCCAGTCAGGGAACTCGTCGCCGGTGACAGTTACAAAGATTTCTTCCGTTAAACCGTCACGAAGGTTTGCTAGCATGTCACGACCTAGAGGCTCGAAAGCTGTGCTGAACAGGAGTTTAATCACGTTACGAAGTCTGGCGCCGGATGCGGCACTCACGTTATTAGCCTCACGAGCGGAACGACGTCCGGAGTGGAACTGACCCATGAGATTGTCTGAGATCGCTGTAGTCATCTGGGCGAACTTAATCAGCTCACCTACGTCAGCTATGTGACCTCGAGTAACGTCGGTTGTTGTAAGTTGTTTAATGTAACGATCAACCCCCTGTTTTGCGGCTTCCGGTTTGATACGGATAACAGCTCTGTGGTTCTTAAGGTCATCGTAGACAACGCCTGATGGATCGACCACCAAGCGGTTAGTAATGTGTTTGCGTACATTGGATATATGTGAGTTAAGAAACCAGTCGATAACATCTTGCAACTTGCCGATCATCTGGGCAATGGTTTCATTCATGAAATTATGTTGATCAGGGGAGAACTGACCTACTGAGTATGTGAAGTTGTTATGTTCGTAACCCATAGGCTCGCAACGGATAACTCGGTTATCATTTGCATAAGCCACAAGCCATTTAGATGGTGTTGTCTCCGGTCCGAGAGGCTCACCATCCCCGAGTTTAAACTCAGAAGGAACGATCTCCACTTGGACTTCGGTAAGCACCACAGACCCTGCTGACTGATCCTGCTGACGACCGATAGAAGTAGCAAGAGAAGACTTAACATGGTTAAATCTAGTGTTGCTACGCTTTTCAAAGTCCTCTTTTTTAAACTTGTCTATGTGTTTGACTCCTGCGTAGATACCTGATTGCTCACCTTTACGAAGAGCCGTCATAGAGTATTCATCTTCAGAGGCGCAAAACTCACCTTCTTGAAAGCGAGTCATTGGAAGTCTTGGATCAGGATAGAACCGGTAAGGCGATATAGAGTATAACTTGTTACCTTGGTAACGAACACGCTCTGTCCGAACTTCTTCCATTTTTTGTTCCTGTTGAAATTGGGGTATAACACGACCCAGAAGACTCATCGGTGTCAGTGACTGTGGAACTGGTTGTTCTACCCACACTGTTTCCGTTTCCTGTTCCCAGGAGTGTTTAATAATCCCAATACTAAACCTTCCTATATCAAGAAGGAACTGGTATACCTTCTGAGTCATGTTATTATAAATTAGGTTCTGCTCTAGAAGAGACTCGCCAAGTTTCGCAGACTTATGATCTTCCTCTCCAGTACCTTCAAGTTCATAAAATCTGTCCCGTTGAAACAGCAATCCCATACCAAAGGCTACAAATGTCTGCACCTGAGAGTAAGTCAACGGAACAGATAAAGATTGCATTTGTGGATTGCCAGACTCACAAGCCTGTTTATCGTTCTCTTTAGACTTAGTAGTATCCCGAACCTTAGCATTATAAGCGTCTTGTTGTTTATCCCAGTCAGTATAAAACGTACTCATACTGCCTGAGGACAGAGAGACTAAGCCTTTACAGTGTTCCAGCATTAGACCGTGAAACTCTGAAGGTTCTTCGCTTTCTAGTTCTTTTAATACTCTAGCGTCCATTTGTTAAGCAATTACTATTTTATGAAAGATTACTCTGATTTCGTAATCCGGTAGGTCACCGACTACTAAGTCAGTAACAAGTTGTAGGTTAATTTGACCGGCGGCAACGTAGATGTTATCTACACGCCCGAAGACTACAGCGGCTCCGTCGGTTCTAAATATGTGAACACTCTTAATGTCATTTTCAACCCAAGTAGTGGCAACAGCGTCATCATCAGTTGTCGGCATTGCGAAAGTCTCTAACGTCAAGCTAGCTGGCACAATAACGATTGTCTTAGTGAACTGCTGTACTACACTACCTACTCGAGTGTAACGAGCACCTTCAGTCCATTGACCTAGAGTACCATCGTAGAAATAAAGCACCGCATAGTCGTCATAAAATGCCTCGTGGTATTGAAGATTAATCGGAGTAACTGTAGCTCCGGATAAAGTACCCACAGCGGTTCCAGCACTCGGGGCATTACCTCCGATGACTGAATTAGTCCGATTGGTGTAAGAGACAAAATGGTCTGCTACCCAGATGTTATTGCTATGTAACTTGGCAAGCTCGCGATTAAACGGACCGTCAGGAACAGACGAATCACTAGACCCTAGTAACGGATCAGTTCTAAGTATGTACTGCAACGCCGTATGTGCGAGCAAGATAGCTCCCGGACCTGTAGCTTCGCTACCATTAGTATTTGTAGTTGATGCACTCATTTGTTTATGTACCTATACTATGACAGCAGTAGCCGTATAGCAAGGATTATTTGATAATTAATTTCTTTTTCTAGTCATGTTCAATAACTGAACATCACTCATGAACGGAGATAGCTCCAGACCACTGGGCTTCGTCCAAGTCTATTGGGTCTTGCATTAAAAGATTGTCTGTGAAAGATTCAGGACCTACGAAGTTTTCAAGGTTCGAAGGTGGTATGTAGATTAGACCTTCGAGAACTAGACGGTAGAGACACTCCATAAGGTGGTCATCTTTGTCCACTGGTTTGTTGGTGGGGACGCCTCCTTTGTCACCCCAAGCCCAGCGCGAGATTTCCCACTGGAAAGTTCGGCAGTTAGAGGTGACTGAGAGCCAACCATCTTTCCAGGCTTGTTTGACTGCCATGATACCACGCTTTAAGTCTTTGGAGCCCTTCTGCACACCGATGAGACCTAGGGCTAACATGTCGTCAGCCATACAGTATTTAGTTCTTTGGTCTTCTATCCAGGCACTTGGATCCATTACTATAGTGTAGCAGTGGCGGTTTTTTGTAACTTGTAGGATTTGTTTAGTAAGGTCTGAGGTCGTGCAAGCGTCAAATATCTCGTCAAATATTACAGCACGACCTTTGGGCGATACAGCGATGAATAGAACCGCATGAGGAGTTCGAGGATGCGGGTCGATAGATACGTAGATTGTATGGTCTGCGGGAGGGTCTGATACGGTCTTCCAACCTTCGGGACGCTCTGTAATAAGGTGTATACTTTTCTTGAACTCTTTGTAGACCAGACCGGCTAGGTGCATAGGGACACCGTGGATACGGCATTCCTGTTCCTCTTCGGTGAGAGTGTTTAGGAAGTCTCGAATATTGTCTTCAGAGAGGTAAGGATTGTCGAAAATGGAACCTGTCATAACCCATTTGACCTTACGTCCGGATTGCTCTACGAGTTGGTAGTATTCTTTAGACTGGTCAGGCACGTCGTCTTTCAGGTCTTCGTTCTTGAAAAAGAAATCACTAATCCAGGGTTGCTCGATTAGAGTACAGGTGAACCAGGCTTTACCTCCCCGGTCTGTGAGTCCACGAAGAATAGCTTTCCAGTGTCCTTCTTCTATTGGCTCATCTACGTGACACCAATCGTAGTCACTAGACTCTGAACCCATAGGGTTGTTTTTGTAAGCTGAGCGGGTGTCAAAGTCTATAACTGATTCACCATGCTTGCCTTGTATACGGATATTGATAATGGTACCTGAGGAACCTTTTTTGGTACCCACAACGACCTCTTTAGAAATCTTCTTCCAAATTTTACCGATGTGACCTTTGGAACCATTACCGGTGAAGATTTCATCTACCTTGTCTAGGTCGGCGGCAATTACAAGACCTTTAGTCGGTCGCTTTGGTATGCCAATGTAACGCGCTGGGTCCGATTCTGGAATCCAAGGACGCTCACCTAGGGCGAAAGCCAAGTCTTCAGAAACACCCATGTCTGACTTTCCGAATCGGTTACCACAACGAGCAAGACGGAAACGAAAGTCAGCACTGGCGTGGAACTCTTTCTGTTTCTGGTGCGGTTTATAAAACAAAAGACCATACTGCTTCATCAGTTTGGACTGCTTTTTGAGCAGTTCAAGTCGTCTGGCTTTTAGTAAGTCTTCTACTTCCATTATCTTGATTGGTGTGCGCTACGTATCTCCTGCACGTTAGGGATTTTAACTTCCGGGTTGTCTCTAGCAAATACTTCCCAAGCCTCACGCTCCATGAGATAAGACCACCGATGACCTGTAGATTTCTCTACCGTGTCTTCTAGTACGTCAATACGCATAGTGAACTCTGAGACCTTTAAAGCAAGAAACCAAACGGCTATGACTAAAGCAGCTACTAGACTTAGGCTTATAGGCACCACAGTATTTTTACCTATTGTTATTGTTTTTTGGCTAGGTCTTGTCATACTAGGTAGCGTTTAGATACTATAAGTTTATCTTTACGAAGATCGGTTTCTTCTACTAGAACGTACGGGAATGAGTGTACTGTTTGTCCCCAATCGTTTTTGGTCTTGGGAGCATCAAGCTGTCTGAGTGACGCGCTGAGAACGTGCTTAAACCTTGTCCAAGTCTTTCTAGGTAAGGTCTGACAACCCAAGCTAGAAGTAGAGTAGTGACCACCGCTGTGAATATTGATAGCATGGAAACCAGAATCTTTGTAAGCCGGATCACCGTCACGGATGACTGTGTTTTTCTCACACTGTCTAAACGCCGGATAACCTTTATGGGTACCTTCGCCATAGATGTGTATACCTTTTCTCAACATAGCCATACCTTTATTGTCTTCCTTTCCCCAACCTTTACGATACCCATTAGGGTCGGTGTTGGCTTGGAAGCGTGACACACTACTTGGAGTAACAATGAACATAGCGTCGTCGTATACACCACGGTCGTTTACAGACCTCAACCCCATTGTATCTAAGTAGTAACCTCTAACAGCGAGGACACAGGGTTTAGTCTGATCCACGCCGTTAGCCTCTAATATCTTACGGATTTTTTCTTCCGCTAGTTGAGGTGTTTTCATAGCTACTTAGTCACCGTAATAGGAACAGTTCCGCCGTTACCGTCTGGTATCGGAATGACTATTGAAGTGCCGGCGGGGATACTTAAACCGCAGCTGGCGAACAGCATGATGAGTGGTGTTAGGATAGTGAACACGACTAATTTTGATTTTAATTTCATTTGGTTGGTTTGTCTTCTGTGGCATAAGTGCCGAGTATTAATGCGCCGGTGGACGCGAGGATACCACCTAGAACGGAGACCCATTCTGGTGATGCTATTTGTGTTAGGGCGAATCCGACTGATGTCAGGAATCCGCCAAGGGTTGTTTTCCAGTTTTTCATAATTTGGTGGTTGTTAAGATTTATATGTAAGTGGCTTCTGGTGAGCCGTAAATTGTTACCTCATTACCATTTCCACTTTGGTCTAACCAATCTGAGGCAAGGTTTCCTTTTCCTAATAAAAATTGAGTTACACTTGCTGTTGTTATACTCCAATTCCATATAGAACCTTGTAGCGTTGAAGCATCACTACTAAGAGTAAGAGTTGTCCACGTAGGAGTATGAAAATGAGTAGTTGCTAAAGCACCCGAAGTTTCAATAACCCCATCTACAAGAATATCTAAATCTACTCCGTCTCCTACTAATCTTACAGTGTGAGCTACATCTGGTGTTAAATTAAAGCTTTCTCTGACTATATTATTTCCTGCACTTTTCCTAGCCCAAAACTCAAATGTGCTACCACCTGAGTTTCGTTGTAATCGTGCAAACCCTGTGGTAGTGATTCCCATTATTATCCTGTCGTAAGAAGCTATATTGCTTGATTCCCAAAACATGTCAAAAGATATATCAAACACTCCTGTTTCCATAATCTCATCAGGAAGAATATTTAAGTCCATATAGTCATCAACTCCATCAAACCGCATCCTCTTGTTGGTAGCTATTGAGGACATTAGCTTTCCTGTGGCAAACATTACACGCCCCCCTCTTCTGATTCAACTATCGCATTGCCCCAAGCGTCAAAGCCTTCCGCTGGTTTGGCTAGGGTGACGACTCCATCGGTGACTATAAACGCGCGCTTCGGCTCATACTCTACAGGTAGAATGTAGTCATGCAGGGTATCACCAACGATGGCGGCAAGTCTTGAGATGTGTTCTAAATTCTCCTGTGCAGCGGTTAGTAACACGCCAGCGTTTACACCCATGGCGACAAGTAGATTGTCTGGTGTTTCACTAGCGCGCCAAAATTTAGCGTAGAATCTCTTATGATCATGCACCCTTTCAGCTAGTGTCGCGTTAAGTGTGTGTAGCATGTGGTCAGCTAGTTTTTGAGCTTCTGGCTTCTGCTCGCCCTCTGGTAGTTTGATTAGTTGTTTCATATTTTTAGTTTATGCTGAGTAGTTTTGTAGAATTGATCCAGACCAAGCGGAACCGTCCGCGACAAATGAAACTAGATCGTATTTAGTAGCTGTTGGTGTGATGATTGGGTCTACGTCACCTGGGAAATCAACGCCTGTGAATGTCCCTGTAAATCCACCTGCGCCTGTAAAGACCTTTAGTGTGAATGACTTCACTGCCGTGTTTGCCGGCATTGTGAACACGCAGTTACCCGTTAGCGTTACAGTCTGGAACGTTCCCGCTGTAAGCGCTAGAGTTTGGGCTGTCCCGCTGTCACCAAGGGCAACAAGACCCTCAGTGTAATTATTAATAGTCGGGTTAGTGAGTGTCTTGTTGGTAAGGGTTTGAACACCGGTTAAACTTTGATCTAAACTTTCCTGCACTAACTCTCTAACTTCTATAAGTCTTTTTCTTGTTTCTATATCACTCATTTAATTTTCTAACTGGTTGTGGACTCATACTAATAATCTCTGCTTCTACAATCTCAAGCTCTCTTTCAAGCTCGGTCTTGTCCTCAGCAATATCACTTAGCGTCCTAGTTGTGTTTTCTGACTTAATATGTTGTGTAGGTTTTCCAAGAAAGCGATCTAACAACGAGTTCGCTGCTGCTATCCTAGTACTCCCCTTTTCGTCTGCATTGTCCCGGACATCTATAACTACCTGTACCGAGTTTTCAAATTCATTTTTAAAGGTGGCTTCCACTATACACATACCTTCAGACTTCATGATCTCCAACACCTGCGACTGGAACCATGGTTGTCTTCTAATCTGTGTAATATGTGCGTAAGAATACTTACCACCGTGTTGTTTCGTCGGCAACGGGCGTCCATTAACGTCATCCCATTTACCGCCTAACTGTAAGAAAACGTCCTTAACACCTTTACCCTGAGCGAAAAGATAAACCAAAAATCTATGGTCACTCTTCTCCTGTTGGATACGGTGCTCCGGCAAACTGAGATTGTGTAAAGGCTGTCCGATACTTTCTAAGATCGCTTCGTCCTCTGCGGTTTCAACAAACTCGCTATTAGCGTGTTCGCGAACTTTACCACTCGGCTTGCGACCTCTCTTACTCCGGATACCCTCGGTAGGATCGAAGTCTTCAACTGACCCATACTGAGTCCAGTCCACACTACTCTCCTTACCCCCCAACGCGTCTTCTAAGGCTTCTTTACTATTCGACATGATTCAACTATTTTAGTACCTGTTTCACTCATGCCGGACAATTCTTGCCCTTGTTTCACCTGAGTGAGCTTGCCACGTTTAGTGACCCTTCGCTTAACTGCTTGCTCTACCTTCATGATGCACTAGATTAACATTGGTGTAGGGTGTTGTCAACTAAAAGCTACAGATTTTCATAATCAATTCATTCCTTGGGTCTTGTTCATTAACTTAACCACACCTGCCACGTACGCTTCCTCTCCCAGGTTTATCTCAAAACGAGATTTTCAAAAATTTGTGTGGGTGAGTATAAGATACAGAGGGGGAAAGCGGAGGGGAAGGAAACCCCCTATTAAATGGAAGTACAGGAGTTTCAGTAAGTACAGGAAGTACAGGAGATAGGATAAGTTCCGTAGTGATAGAAGATAGGATACTTTCAGGTTGTAGTGAAAGTTGAGAGCGTAGCCACAAAAAAGCTCGCTAGCGGTTAGGCATAGCGAGCTTGCTTTATATGGTGGTGGGAAGGCTAGAAGTTTGGCTCATCGGTGGTTGGCTTGGCATCATCATCATCATCAGGCGCGGATAGCATATCGAGGTACTTATTAGCCTTAGATGA